AAACACCACCGCTAGTGCCACAATCAATATATTGGATACCCAACTTTGCCAGACGTTCTGCTCTTTTCCGACTGTCTTTAAAATTGCTATTGCCATGATCAATAATAATATCTCCCTCACTACAATATCGTAGTAACTCATTTATTGTCTCCTCTACAGTTTCGGCAGGAACAACCATCTGAAAAACTCCTGGTTGTGGTCTGCCATTTTTGTTTTGTTTAACTACTTTAACAAGATTTTCAATAGTAGTTGCAATTCCATCCACATATCCCTTTTCATATGCTTCGTTTGCTTTTTCATAATTCCTGCGATAACCCCAAACCTCTATTCCTGCCTTCATCATGCGGCGAGACATACCTTCGCCCATTCTTCCGAGTCCGATTAGTCCTACTTTCATATAATTACCTTTAGTAAGCGTGTGTAAGTCCCCAATGAATCCACAATCCCATAATACTAAAATATATTAATGCAAACATAAAAACTGTTTTAATCATCTTCTTCGTCCTCATAAGTAGATGGTTCTTCAAAAAGTTCTTCCATTTTTTGATGAAGAACTCTTTGATTTAGTTTTTGCAAATCTTCTTCTGTAATTGATACCATTAGTTTAAAGTAATTTTAAGGAATGGAAGTAAAGGAGGAATAACTCCAACCAACCTCAAAAGTCCTTCAGCAAATAGAGCAAGAACCACCCAACCGACGCACATACTAATGATAGAAGCATTACGGTTGTGTCGTCGTATTGCTGCATCAATCATCTCCTGTACTTCTATACGAGATACATAATCGTCATCAAAAGGTTCCATCATTTCTCATCTCCAAGAAACTTTGCAAGAGGATCTTTGCGGGTTTTTACAATTTCAACTGCTCTTTTGTAAAACATATTGTCTGTATTACCAGACTCCTCAAATGTTGCCTTGATCTTCACCCAGTTAAGGTAGGTGTGCTGATCCATACTCTTTAAGGTTGAATACTACTAGTTATACTAGTCAGTATCTAAAGAATGTCAACTATGTGTTGATACAAAAACACACATTAAGACAATCTTAAATTTTGTAATATTTCTTAAACGGAAGTGGTTGGATTCGAACCAACGGTGCTATTAACACGCTTGTTTTCAAGACAAGTACCTTAAACCACTCGGTCACACTTCCAAAAAGTCCTCAACGGACTTCAAAATCTAATCGTTTTACTTTACGCTGACGACGTGCCTCTTGCCAGGCGATGTCTTCGTTTGTAAGAACACCAGATTTCTTTTTGTTATTTATTAAGTTTAGCATAATAACCTGGGATAAGTCAACTGCCGAAATAACTCCATTTCGAATTGTTGCCATATTAGAACAACCACATGATACAGTTTTTCCAGGAATGCCTTCTAACTCTTTACCACAAGAGCGGCATCTAATTCTTAAATTTTCCATAACATTATAAGTTTTATTTTATTCAGTAAACGATCTTAACATCCAAACAAATTTTCCATGCGCTTCATTTAAATCATCAAGAAGATTAATTGTTCCTCTAGACTTTTGGTTCTCTGCTTCTACTGCAGCATCATTACACATAGAAATAATTTTTTTATGATCTTCTAAAAGATCACTAATCATTTCCATAGAACTGATATTTGTTTTTGCTTCTCCTACACCAGAAACTTCAAGAACTCTTGATAAAGAACTTACAGGTTTAACACCAAGATATCTCATGTGTTCAGAAAGACGATCAATTTCTTCCTGAATTTGAGTATATTGATCCCCAAACAAATCATGAATCTGTTTGAAATCTGGACCAACAACGTGCCAGTGATAAACCCAAGTTTTTTGAAACAGCAAGAAAAGTGATGCTTGCGTATCACTTAAGAGTTTATAAAGGGTTTCCATTATACTTCTTTTTGAAGTATTTATAAATGGGAAATACCGGATTCGAACCAGTGACTTATTGCTTGTAAGGCAACCACTCTACCGCTGAGTTAATCTCCCAATAAAATCAACCTTGTTTCATAAGATATTCTACAGTATTTGCTATATCGTTCATAGCATCACGAAGATTTTCTCTTTGACCAGATTCTTGTTTAATTATAGGGCGATGATCATCAGTTAAAGTCCAACGCCATTGTTTCATATCCTTACAATACCATAAATTAATTTTCATTTTTCGAATGCTCCAGTTTAATCCAATTAATCAGAGCATTCAATTCCATTATCTTTTCTTCAGTAAAATCATTTTTTTTATTGAAAAGATAAAAATTAAGTGCTTCAAGAGCAACTTCTCTATCACGTTGGGAAATAAGAGACATAAAAATTTTAACTCGTTAGTTATAATATCAGAAAAGGGGAGTTTTGTCAACCCCCCATATCTATATCAGAACTTAAAGGTTGTCTGAATTACCCCACCCCAGTTGGAGGAGTTGTCAGCAAGGCGCTGATTGTCGCTACCGTAGATGATAGCAGGAGTGACGCTGATGTTATCCGATACTTGATACTTGTAGAAGATTTCAAGAAGAGTGGACTTCTCAAGATTTTCACCAGTAGGTGCTTGACCGATAGCAACACCAGCAGAGTTACCATCAACAAACACATCATCCCAGGTCAGACCAGCAAACCATGACTGACTGTTAGTAGCAGCACTTTGAGTACCACTCACAGTGTTCCAACCATAACCACCAGAGATAGAAGGAACAATACCTGATTTCTGAGGTTGCCAGTAAGCATTCAGTGCATAACCGTTAGAAGTTTGCCCAGGAACTAGAGCACCAGAAGCACCATTCAGACCGTTGTAGGTGCGAACACGAGTACCTTCAGTACCATAACGATAACCGAATGCAGCACCCCAGTTAGTACCACGATAACCGATTTGTGCAAGAGTATTCAGAGCACCAGTCTCATCAAACACTCCAGTTTCACTATCATTACCACTTTGAGCAACATAGTTTACACCAGCAATAAGACCTTTCTTACCATACTGAGCACCGAAACCAGCACCAGTTGCTTTGTTGTAAACACCAGGAGCACCAGCAACAGCAAAGAAGTCAAGAATACCAGACTTATAAGCAGAAGGCATCCAAGCAATCTCAGTGTTACGAACAGCAGCACCAGCAGTCAGAGTTGCTTTGTTATTAAAAGCAGGGAACTGATAGAACAGGCGGTCAATCACTACGTTGTTACCAACTTCACTGGTGGTGTTATCTGCCTTATCCAGCTTGAACAGAGAAGAACTAGAACCGAAAGGATCACCACTAAAGTTAGATGAACGCAGACGAGTACGAAGCAGATCCTTACCAGTGAACGAAGTGTCCAAATTCAGACGGAGATCGTAGTTAAATGCAGTATGAGTTACATCACCACCTTTGGTACGATAGTCATCAACGCCACCAAGAACAAAGTTTGCTTCACCACGGAGTTTGGTAGTAGTGGAGAACTGAGTTGCTTCCAGAGAAGCAACTTTAGTTTCCAGGTTTGCAACCTTACCTTGAATAACGGTAAGTTCATCACGGAACTCATTAGCAAGGCGCTTGAGTTCATCAGTTTGCTCAGTTACGCGATCAAGGCAAGCATTCAGAAGTGCTGCTGCCTCATAACGGGTCATAGCACGTCCACCACCAAAGGTGCCGTTAGGATAACCAGCAACGCAACCATAACGCTCTACAAGGTTGCTGAGTGCTTGATACGCCCAATCACTAGGTTGCACATCAGAAAGTTGCGAAACGCTTGTAACCTGCTCTGTGGAGTATTGATTGACTGCTGACATATTAAGATCTGCAGCATTAGCAGCAACAGGAGCAACCATTCCCAGAGCAACAGGTGCAAGCATCAGTTGTTTGAGTTTCATAAAATTGTTTTATGTACTATAGGACAATATAAAGATTTACAACAAAGTAAATCTTCGTTATTTAGGAGATCTTAAGCAAACCTTAAGATTGGATAGTATCTTAGATCACTTTCAGTTTTTTGTCAACTAAGATTTGATTAAGAAGCGGGGTATCGGAATCGAACCGACGACATCTAACTTGGAAGGATAGCGTTCTACCGCTGAACTAACCCCGCAAAGTGGGAGATTTCTCTCCCAGCACATTTCCTTCACACGGATAGGAAAAGTATAAGACATAATTAATATTATGTCAAGCCCCCGACAAGACTTGAACTTGCGACAACCGCTTTACAAAAGCGGTGCTCTACCAGCTGAGCTACAAGGGCGAAAGGTAGTGAGTGTCCACCACCCGCAGGAGACACTTCCTGCGATTTTTACTGCATTAGAAGGCAGTGATAAGAGAAAACACCAAACCTTATTCTTCCTGTCTTCAGGAACGCACCAAATGGGTTGGGAGACTCTAGAGATTTTACCTCCGAAGTTTGTCCAGCATTTTCAATTTGAAAGAACTTATGCCCTTCCAACTCCACAACCTGGATTCGAACCAGGGACCAAATGATTAACAGTCATCTGCGCTACCGCTGCGCCATTGTGGAATAAGTTGTCCCAGTATAAGGATTCGAACCTTAAGTTTTTTAGTCACCTACCTCAGGAGATTAACTCCCTTCTGGAATGCGGGGGCACCACCCGACCACATGACCGTTACCTACGGCGTCACTGGGAAGATATAGATGGAGTAAGCGTGATATACCTCATAAGGATATAACAGAGGCTTACCCTCTATCAGTATTATATAGTAACAAACTCCGAAGAATTTGTCAAGTACCCTGAGGAGGATTTGAACCACCGTCTTCTTCGTTCGTAGTGAAGCACTCTTCCACTGAGTTACCAGGGCATTTGGCGAAGGGTGAGGGATTTGAACCCCCATCGCAAGGTTTTGGAGACCTGCATCTTACCATTAGACTAACCCGACTGGTTCTGAGGGTAGGATTCGAACCCACGAATGGCGGGACCAAAACCCGCTGCCTTACCACTTGGCGACCTCAGAATGGGGTGACGTATGGGAATTGAACCCATGTAGGCGGTTCCACAAACCGCTGCCTTACCACTAGGCTAACGTCACAAGGCAGTAGATAGATTTGAACTATCGTCCATAGGCATATGAGACCCGTGCTCTACCAGACTGAGCTATACTGCCAAGGCGGAAGTGATAGGATTTGAACCTATGGATGTCCATATAGGACATCGGGAGATTAGCAATCTCCTGCATTAAACCACTCTGCCACACTTCCTAGTTTCCCTTACGGGAATTGGAATGGTCGGACTTGAACCGACGACCTCACGATTATCAGTCGTGCTCTCTAACCAACTGAGATACATTCCAATAATGAATTGTTGTCTCTTCCCTTTACCTTACCTCAATTCTCATCCCGAAGAGAGCGGGCAGAGGTAATTCCGATTTTTCACAACCATAGTCACTAGCTAGGTGACGGAAGTGTTTTTCATATCGGGCAACAACCCAAGCCGAAGAGGGTGGAATTGAACCACCGACACCAGGATCTTCAATCCCGTGCTCTACCATCTGAGCTACTCCCCGTTTGGTTTGGAAATTCAGGAATTGAACCTGTCGGACAGTAGAGGCGATCAACTCTCCACTCTCCTGTGCTCCACACATTTCCAAGTCGGAATGACAGGATTCGAACCTGCGACAACTGGTTCCCAAAACCAGAGCTCTACCAAACTGAGCTACATTCCGTGGTATTCCTAACGGGATTCGAACCCGTGCTGCCACCTTGAAAGGGTGGTGACCTAACCGCTAGTCGATAGGAACTTGATATGCTACAACCGCCAAGGAGGGATTCTCCATAGGCAGCGTAGCAACGACCCATACGGGATTTGAACCCGTGTTCTCCACCGTGACAGGGTGGCGTGATAGACCGCTACACTAATGGGTCAAGGTGGGAGGAGCAGGATTCGAACCTGCGAAGGCAGAGCCGTCTGATTTACAGTCAGATTCCTTTAACCACTCGGAAATCCTCCCAGAACAGTTTATGTTTAATGACCGAACTGTGGCGGTCTATGGGTCTGGTGGGACTCGAACCCACAACTTCCAGGTTAAAAGCCCGTTACTCTACCATTGAGTTACAGACCCATTAAAGGTTTAAATTTTCAAGGTGCGGTGTGGTCTCTCTCAACCACTTGATTAGAATACCACCATTTGATCTCTTGGGGAGTGGATGGTGGACACTTAGGAAACTGTCACAGACAACAAAAAAGGGGAGGAAACTTTTGGTTTCTCTCCCCTTTATTTGCTTTTATGGATTACATCTTACATATGTCTTTCCATATCCGCAAACAGGGGAGTACCCTCAATATGCCAATAGCGGCAATCGAGATTGCTAAACTGTTTTGTGGGCATTTGGTAAGACATTGTTTCGACCTAAGTAGTTTTATTTATAAGACTTTTTCGTAAAAAAGTCAAGTGGAAAATAGGAGACTCGAACTCCTAACCTCCGCCTTGCAAAGGCGCTGCTCTACCAATTGAGCTAATTCCCCTGGCGTCTCAGGTTGGATTCGAACCAACGGCCGACCGCTTAGAAGGCGGTTGCTCTATTCCACTGAGCTACTGAGACAATAAGATAATCATAAAGATTATCAAGTAGGACTGCAGGGAATTGAACCCCGTTCACACCGTTATAAGCAGTGGGCCTTAACCAATAGGCGACAATCCCATAACCTCCTGGTTTGTGCATCGCTGAGAGGCATAGGAGGGGCGGGTCTTACAGGAGGGTTGGAACCTCGCCTGCCCATGAGAGTATTATAGAGGATGGTAGCAACCTTGTCAAGTCATTTTTTTACCTGAGTGGTGGACCAGCATACCATCCAACTAAAGATATTCTTTTTCCACTCTTAAGAGGTCTAACTCTATGAAGAGCATCAGATGGAAAAATAATAACATCACCAACGTCCATATCAACAGTTTGCATTTTGTTATTATCAACCATTATCTGAAATTGCCCTCCTTCAAAATCATTTTTAGAAGATAAAAGAAGAGTTATACTCAATTTTCTTATGAGTTTTTTGTCTTTACCAAAAGAAGATTCACTAGTGTCATAATGCCAGGTATAATGAGATCCTTTTCCTTCATAAACAGTATACTGTATTCCATCAGCCCACTGCTCTAAATCATAATTAAAGTATTCATTATTTGCAGAATGTATGAAATGACTCATCATTCCAGCAACCCAAGAATCAGTCTCTAACCAAATATTTCTAGATTTTCTAGTTTTTTCATCAATAAGTTGCGTTTTTTTACTACCATAAACAGTAGAATCTTCAAATTCTTCACGTAAATATTGGTTTATTATTATTTCAGAAACTTCTTTCGGCAATCCAGAAGGAATATGATAATATCCTAAATTATTAGCCATAATAAAAGTTTTTTATTTTAGTTTTTTAAAATTCTCAAGATGCTGTTTTTGCCTCTTTGCGAGAATTTTTTTCTTCCGAAATTTCTAACCTTCTTTGTTTGGCCAATTTTGCAATTTCTTGAAGTGCTTTTCTAGCTCTTGTACCTGCAGCACTATTGCCACCCACAAATTTTTCGTCTTCTGCTTTCCATGCACTCACAGCATCAGAAATTTGTTGTATAGTTTCAGTCATAAAAATCTCCGTTAAAAAAATATATTTTGTTTATTTATAGTTTATCAGATTCTTCAAAAACTTCTTCTTGATTTTCTGTTTCGTCTAAACTTACTCCAATTTGCGAAAGATATTCCAGGGCACCTTGAACTTTCAAATAAAGTTCTTTTTTTGCCACTAATATCAATTTCTTGGAATAAATTTTGCTTTTGCTGGAACAAATTTTTTAAATGATTTTTTTGTTCTTCCATTTTATTATCAATTTATAGTAATTTAAAAAAGGAGGATTAATACCTCCTTTGCATATTTATTATTCTATTGTATCAAACTTCTACCGCGATCAGTCGGTTAGCATATTCATGTGCATAAGATGTGCGGGCACCATGAATGCCCCAACCAATCCAACTATACGCATAGTTCATGTAACGATCAATAGACTTACCAGGGGTTTTCATTCTGTCTACGATACGTTGCCATTGAACTTCATTCGTAAGATAACGTAATTGCGTTTGAAGTGATGATGGATCTCCACCATACTTTTTAGCAAAATCACCCAATCCATAATAACGATCGGCAGATGTCCATTGGATCAGACCATATCCACGCCAGCAGTTATGGTATCTGGTCCTGCTACCACCTTCACAAATATTAGGCACGAACATAGATTCTTGCTTAATATTGCCCATGATAGTAGCAAGGGCGTTTCTGTCTTTAATTCCTTGATCTTGAAAAAATTCAAGAGCAAGTTGTTCATGTTCTGAACACCCTTTACAAATTAGCCTTTTCTCTTTTGGTTTTGGAATTGCAACCTCGCGGATTGCTGTCGTCTCTGGTTCAAACTCTTTAATAATTGAGTAAGGTTTTGCATCCACGGGAGGAGGCGGACCTTGCAGTTTATAACTAGAGAATGGCAGTGTTGCCGTACTGGTTGTAACCGTTGCCAGAAGAGGCAGGGCTACAGTAAAGATGTTTTGCATTAAGGATTAATTGAACTCTACATCCGTATAGAAAGGGGGTACACCCTTTTCTCAAAGGGCACTTTCCACGGCTCTAAATGTCACTTCACAGACTCATAATAATTACCCTACTCATAATAGGGATTTTTCCATCATAAGTTTTTATTTAGGTTTTGTCAAGAAAGTATCACATAAGTTCTCTATTCAATGGATATCCATGTCCACCAACATTTAGTTCAGTACAAAAAAATACTTGAGTTAATCTTTTTTTATTTTTACTACCAAATGTTTGAGCTGCATGATGACCAGATCTACCATCAAATAAAATGCAACGATTATAAACATTTTGAATTTTTATTGTTTCATAAAAATTATTATTATTTTTTTCCCATGCAGAAATAAATTCCTCATCATCAACATTTTCTCCACGATATACTTTTTGTTTTACATCAATATTAGATTTTTCGTATTTTACAATTCCATTTTTTGGTGTGTATATAGAAGTACCAGTATCATTTTCAGGATCTTTTGTCAAATATATCAACCCTGCAAAAACACATCCATCACTATGAACCCATCCCATATTTCTTGGATGATATTTTTCATCATGTCTAGGAGAAATTAATTGAAAAGAACTATACATATAATAATTTAATTCAGTATCTTCATTATAAAATATTGACAACAAACTTTTAGAAAAATAATGATAA